AAATTAGCAAGTCAACTTGAAGATATGATTCATGCTGACGGGCATGTGGATTTTGCTATTAAAAATCTTCCTACTATTACGAAACCAGCTACTACTGCTTCATCGTTACTTGATAATTCTGATATTAAAAAACAGACAGAAGAAACTGCAGATGCTATTACTAGAACAGCAGATCAAGTTATTGATGCAAAATCCAAAGAAGCTGATGCTGTTGTTGCTGCAAATGATAAAATTGCTGAGTCCGAGAAGAAAGTAACAAATCAAGTTACAGATGCTGCAAAAGAACAGAACGATACAATCAAAACTGTGTTTGGTTTGAAGAATGTTAATTCTAATTTAACAGAAGAACCTGTTACTCCTCCAGAATTAGATGGTTTAAAACAGCTTTCTCAAAGGGAATTTGGCGACGCTCAGAAATATATTAAGGTGTATGAAGATACCAACAGAACTATATACACCCTTACTCAGACATATAAAAAACAGTTTGATGCTAATGGTAATCTCTTAGCTGAAGGATATGAAAATGCTATTGCATATTATGATAGTTATGAGAAACTTGAGGGAGAAGCTGTTAAATTAAGTAAAAAGATTAACTCTAATTATGCGAAACTTGATACAGAAAGATATAAATCCACTGATAAACAGAATCCTAATCTTCTTAAGAAGTTGCAAGATGATATCAAATCTGATCAACAAGACTTATCTGAATTACATAGAATTGCAAGATTAAATGCATCTCTTCCTGATAACGATTATATGTATCAGAACTTTACTCAAGCACTTCGAAAAGGATCTGCTGAATCTGCCAGATCATTATCTGCAACTCGTAAAACAAATCGTGATAATTTCAATGTAAAAAAAGATACACTAAATACGGATATTTCTAAACAGATTTCAGATATAGAATCTCTTGGACAGGCTGGTACTATTGCTGCTGGAAAACTTCAGGGTATACAAAAAAGTTTATCTACTATTACTACTCCTGCTGGGTTAGAGAACGTTCAAAAACAAATCACAGATATTAATGAGCAGTTTGATTCAAATAAAGCTCGTGAATCTGCTTTAAATTATGTGCATAATCTGGAACAGGGATTGACCGGGAAGCAGAATGTTGTTATTGGCACTAAAAATGCTTCTGATAATTTTACCGGAAGTATTAAAGATGGTAAATGGATTGGTCCATTAGCTGGTTTAAATAGCAAATTTGAATCTACTTCTGCTCAACTGGATGGATATATTGCTGATGCAAAAAAACTTGGAGACATAGGTAAAGCATCAGCGGAAGCGTTTTCTCATTTAAAAACAAATCTCG